CCCTCCCAGACCACTACAACGTCTGTGGGTGACATTTCAAGGCATATCTTCTTTATCGCATTTAAAAACCCAACTATACCGCCAACATGATTCCCTTGATCACTCATGGCAGGATGAGCGACATAGTGCCTCATAAAAAGGTTAAATGCGTCTACTAAGACAACGGGCTCTATCTTACTCAAGTCACACCTCACTCAATTTCAAGTGAAACTGCCCTTACTTCTTCATAAGATTCAATATCAATATCAGGATCTTGATTAAATTTTTTCACCATTGCTTTTTCAAGCAAGTCGTCAATATAGCTAGAATATTCTGGATTCGTCATTATGTCATTAAAATTTGCTTTATGAAATTTCTTCTCAATAATGGATTCACCTGTATCACAATCTATCACAGAGAACGTTTTCCAGGATCCTGTTCCAGAAACACCTACATAATTTTTACCAATTGTCTCAGCACCGTTTTTTCTCAATAGATCGAAGACCTGCTCATGTTCTTTAATCCCAACACCAAAGTGAATCTCAAAGTCAATCTTTCTAAACGGAGGGGCAACCTTGTTCTTAATAGTCTTAGCAGAGACATGAATACCAATTACATCATCTCCGTCTTTAATCTGCTGTCCTGCTCCTAGCTTAATTCTAGTTGAGGCATGAAATGGAATTGCCTTCCCTCCGGGTGTTGTGTCTGGGTCTCCATACATCACGCCGATCTTAGTTCTTATCTGATTGAGAATTACGAATAGTACATTTTGATTAGCAATGACACCGGTAATTTTTCTCATACCTTTCGAGATTGCACGGGCTTGTAAGCCGATCGATTCCTTGTCATAGTCACCAAGAAGCTCTGCCTTTGGAGAAGATGCTGCAACAGAATCCCATACAATTGTAACAGGAAGATCTTTATCCATTGCTTTTGCTTTCATTATCGTTGCTTCTGCAATTGATAGAACCTCTTCGGTGCAGTGGGTGTCAACATATACAAAACGTCTAGCGACATCCACCCCTAGCATCTTTAAATTTTCTACAGAAGTTGCATTCTCAGTGTCAATGTATACTACAATTCCTCCCATTTTCTGAGTGGTTCTTGCAATCTGTGTTGCAATGTGAGACTTACCGATTGATGGCGGCCCAAAGATCTCTATAATTCTCCCTTCAGGTAATCCGCCATTGCGCCTATTTGAACAAATGTAGTCAAGAAGTTTTGACCCAGTGCTAATCCACCTATTAACATGTGTAGGAGATTCATCTTGGCTTAGATTGTAAGCAACTCGACTTCCATGCTCCTTGTTAAGAGACTTAATTAATTCACTAGTAAAATCATTAGTTTTTGCCAAAGTACACTCTCCATGTATCAATTTCTAAATAGAGTAAGAAATGTGGGGGGAAAATCCCCCCCAAGTCTCTAATTACTCCATAAGATCTGCAAAAGCATCATCAAGAGACTTATACCCAGAATTTTCTGAGGACTTTTGCGTCTTGTCTGTCTTTGTGGAAGATCCTCCCATGGTAGTTCCCATGGAATCATCCTCTGAATCAGAATTCAGCCAGTCATTAATGATCTTAGTGAGCTCATCATAAGACTTGCACTCATACATCGCTGTTGGATCAGGAATTTCTGACATCCATCCAGTAGCTTGCGCCTTGTCTGTAGAGAGATCTGTCTCCTTTCCTCTTGGTCGAACAGTTGTCGTTGCCCACTTTCTTCCCGCCTCTCGGGTACAGGTAACCTTGACATCTCTTCCCTCAAGTGGGTCAGTGATATCTCCATAGTCCTCATCAAGCATAATGTTAAGGAGTGCTTGATACACCATCTTTCCAAATCCCCAGATCTGGACACCCTTGTCTTCTTCTCCTCGAACAATGATTGGAGCATACACTCTCATCTTGGGATAGAGCTTTTTAGCTAGCTCATACGATTCACGAGCATCATCGCCTCGAAGCTTTGTAATCAACTCCTGAATAGGGTCTGGGTCTCCAAACTGATAAGGGGCAAGAAGTCCCGGATTATTTCCAATATTGTAATAGAAATAAAGCTCCTTAAACGGCTGGCCGTCATTATCTGGAAAAGAGATAAGCCTAATAGTAGCGTCTTCTCCCTCTGTGGGTCTCCAAGTTGCAGACTTCTTTCTTCGATTTCCGCTTAGTGCATCAAGCCTTCGCTGTAATGCCTCTCTGTCAAATGCCATGTTAACCTCCTAAATTTTTAAACTGGTAAATTGGCAATATTAGCTGTGTGATATAATTCATATCACAGTATAATAATACAGTCAATTGCAAAATATGTTCAGAAATTAGAGAAGATTTTTTTAAATGATCTTAGATGGTAACTAATATCCCATTTTGGGATAAGCTAGCCATGAACTTGACCGTTGACCGCCACCGTAGCCTCTCTCATTAGCGTAAATTGATCTTTCTCTCGCGCCGTCGTCAGATGGTGTCATTGATGTTTTTTTTCCACCATCTGGACCTGTACCAAGGGGTGTAACAGGGCCCATTCCCGATCCCATTCCAGCAACTGTTACTGCCTCTTCCTGCTCTTCTTCATCTTTTTTTTTTGAATCATCTTCTCCAGAAAGAAGCTTTTTTGCCTCCTCTCTGATAATTCTTCTTAGAGCCTGCTCAGCAAGCCCGCCTGGGAGCGTTCTTTCGGGTCTAGCACTATACCCAGCGTATCCCAGATCTCCCTTGTATGTTACAGCATACTGGTCAGCGACATCTTCTCTTTCTTCTTGGTCTTCATCTATATACTCTTGTGCGAGAGGGGGAATATCAACTGCAAGATATCCTGGTCCACCATATCTGCTGGGCATATCGACTTCTTCTACATCTTCTTTTTCTTTATCTTTTGACTCTAGCATCATTTCTTTAATAAACATTCTTAACGTAGATTCTGACATATCTAAATTCCTCATAATTCTATTATAACTATTCTCAAGAACTCTAAACCTCAACTCTGAGATCGGACATGCACAGTTTTCCGCCTCTGGAAATAGAGATTCTTCATCATCTAAGCCTGACATAATCACGGGCTCATCTGCTGGAAAAGTATCTTCAGCAGGATCGCTTAGATCATCTATCGTTGTAACAGCTGGAGTGCTCGATAGTTCTTCCTCTACTTCTACTGCTGCCTCATCAGTAAGAGGAAGAGTTTCAACCCTGCAAAGTGAAGTATCGCCATCTAGGGCGGCATATAGAGATCCAAGTCTCGATAATGAGAGGCCCGGCTTTTGCCTAACAGCTGAAAAAACTGGACCAAATCCGCTCTCAAGTCGTCCCATTGCTTCTCCGTACTTGGGAGAAACTGATTCTATGTGCTCTGATATCTCCATAACACCGGTAAACATCTGAGCTAGCTTTGATGATAGATTGAATATAAGTCTCTCTATAGGAAGAGTCCTAATAAAAAATCCAGAAATTCCAGAAACAAAGTTAACAGCAGGAATAGTAGCGACCTCTTCAGGTGTGGCTGCTTGCGGTCCTAGCTGACCTGCAATAAGTGTAAATACTGAATCATATGCCTGAACTAGGGTCACTACAGCATCTTTAAGAGATTTTAAAAACTCTCTAAACTTAGTCCGAGCAGCTAATCTGTCCTCCATGTCAAGATTGCAAATATTCTGAATGACATTTATCATTTGGCTATCATCAACATCTATCATTGCTGTTGCAATAATGGTCGGGTCTAAGCCTACAATCCTACACATCTCCTCAATGGCAAGATTTCCAGAAGCAGCCTCCCTATCAAGGATCATTTTTCCGATGAGTGCATCAATTCCTGGAGCAGAAAGTCCCAAACTTTTTGCAGCATCTGCAACAAAATCAGGAATAAATCCTTCTTTGAGTGGGTTTAGTTTTTTATATCTACTTCTGTGCTTTGCACCAGATTGTTTGCGGGAGCTTCGAGGATATATGGGAAGCTTTCTTGTTCTTAAGAAGTAGAGATCCTCATCCTCTTCAGGATTTTGATCTGGAAACATAGGCTCTGAATGTATCTCATCCTCATACCCCCTATTAACTCTTGCAATTCCATCCACAGAAGAGAGGCCGCTATCTGCGCTCATAGAGGGCTGACCCGCAGATCCTTGATAGTTTGGCCTTCGGGGTCTTCCAAGATATTGAGACCCATCTGTGGTAAATGCTGGGCCCATTGGAACCATAGCACCGTGGCTGGAGTAATATCCAGACTTATTCTCGCCTTTATCTTTCACATAACTAAATATTCATATCAATTAGCTATTGCATATTTTTGAACTTGTGAATTACAATACTCTTGGCTGTCTGTAATACAAGAGCAAGAGTTGGCTCATGTCCTACATAAAATCTATTTTCTTCAAAGTGTGATCCAGCTGCTAGCTGGATTGCAAGCCACTCTTCTGTTGTTAGTGAAATTCCAAAATGTTGAAGAAGATGCAGAGACCTATGTGAGACTGACATCTTATTGAGATCTTCATTGTATTTAAATATCTGGCCAAGCTTCTCCCTATGCCAGTCAGAATCTTGAGGAATAAAATAGTCACAATCTATTGATCCCACCTTTCCTATATCATGAAGAAGACCTACCTTTAGAATTGAAGCTGTCTTTAGTCCAAAGTCATGTGACTCATTTATCGTCCTCATTGTAGAAGTTACATCAAGAGATTGTTGAATCAAGCCGCCGGGATACGCATAGTGATGATCAAGCCTTGAGCTGGCTGGACATGTAGAAAATCTCTCACCTAATGCCGACATTAGATTTGTCAGATTGTGATCTGATAATCTTCCACAAAGTTTTTCAAATACACCCCAATTACTCTCAATCTTATCTATTGATATCATTATATTAACCTCTATATAATGATATCACGCTGATCTCTCTTGTACAAGCTAGAGCTTGACTATGACAATTAAATCATTCTTTGGCATATTGCCAAAGCCGCACGGATTGACGATATATCTTCCGGATGCCGAAATTTTTTCATCGAGCAAGTATCTTAATGCACATGCAATCTGTTGATCTGAGGCCATTCTCTCACTTGGCCCTCTAAGATAGACAGCAATCTCACCTCTCTTTGAGTCAGCGACAATTTTTATGACATCATTTCTAAGCGGGGGAGAACCTCCCCTTACATACCCTGAAAGAGCGCTTGCAACAGTCTGGACATCGCTTGGCCCTGCTTTTACAGCAGGCCTAGAAGAAGTATCATCAGGCTTTCTGCGCCTTCTCACGGGCGAATCGGAAATATAAATATCAGGTGTCGTATCTATGTTGTAATACCTGAGAAGAATATGCGATGATCTAGGAGAAATATCATTAAATGATTCACCCTTTCTTAGTATCAACTTTCCCTTAATCGGATCGTATAGATCGTCTGAGATAGGTTCATTTGGACTTCCCATTATCATCTGCATAATATACCCAAACTGACCTTTGTTCTCTATTCTTGCGACATTAATCTCTTCATTGATTATCTGCCTAAGCATCTTAGTGGAAATATTCATACGAGCCTCTCATATAAGTATTTCAGTGCTGGGCTATGATCTCTATTGATACGGGAAAAGTTCCCTTTAGATCTGGAAGTTCGAGCGGGACAGACNCTACACTATTAAGCTTATGATAGTCATCTTTCTCAACATCTAAGATTAGAGCATCGTGAATAACAAATACTGGCCTAGCCCTGATTCCCTTATTTTGAATTTCATCAACAAGATTTCTAAATCCCAGCAGGGCAGCATCAGTCGCTGTTGACTGAATAAACCTATTGACAAGA